GATTAACTGACCGGTCATGTCCTTTTCAGACCAGCGTGTCTGAACTAGCACGATCGAACCACCCGGCTGGAGACGTTGTCGGGGGCCCCCGGTGTACCACTCCCATGCATCGTCAAATCCATTATTGGACATTGCTGTCTGCTCCGAGTGCGGGTCATCGATAATCACAAGGTCACCACCACGTCCCGCGAGGTTTGATCCGACGCCCACGGCATAATACATACCGCCCGCGCTGGTATCCCAACGACCCGATGCTTTACTGTCAGCCGCAAGTTTGACCTCGGGAAAAATTTCTTTGTACTCATCACTGTCAATCATGTTCTTGGTCTTTCGACCGAAGTTCACGGCAAGTTCTGTCGTGTGCGTTGCCTGGATAATCTTCATATTGGGTTTACGGCCCATCATCCAAGCAGGAAAGAGAAAGGACGCAAACTCTGATTTCGTGTGTCGCGGTGCCATGTTGATGATCAAACGCTTGAGTTCGCCCTTGGCTACCCGTTCAAGCTTCTCGGCGATTATTTCGTGATGTCGTCCTGTAATGAACTCGGGCCAGAGCCTTCGTACAAATTGTAAAAAATTATTTTGACACGCCTCATTGCGCTCTAATTGCGCTAAACGAAGCTCTAATTTTAGCTCTTGCTCCTCTAAAGACTGCCGATTCATCCGGGGGACCCTACAAGAATATACGCGAATTTAAGCATATTTATACGAGAGTTAACACCGTAGGAAAATACTGGTAAATATTTGCGAAAAACTTGCACCTTGATACCGTGCGCGCGGTACCGCAAAACGCGGTTAAAACGCCGAGATTCGCGGTTTTTTGCTCGAGTTTCTGACCCGATAACAACGGGCCCCGAGCCTTGGCCCGAGGGCCAGAGAGACGAATAATGGAGAAATACTTGTTGTTCTTTTTCGATGACTTCCAATTCGCGGCGCAGCTGCTGCGCGATGATATCAATTTGTCCCGGGGCGTGGTCATGTTCGGTCGGTCCAGTGGCTCACGGTCCGCGGTTCGAACGTGTTCGGCGCTTTGATCTTTGACCCCGGGCCGCGGTCCGGTAGGTTTTAACCCAGGGGCGCGGGCCTGGGGCCGCTGGATTCACTCCGAAAAACGGGAGGCAAAAAAAAGGCGCCACAAGGGCGCCCAGTTGTCCGGGTGTGGGCTAATCGATCCAGTACCGAACGCCGTACAGCTTACGACCATCATCGCACCATAGCCACGGGTGAACATCAGCAACTCGGCCATCGTTTAAAACGATCCTAAAATTCCCGGTCTCTGTTCGAACGACTCCGGGCGGCGCCACGTCGTTGAAATCAACGATGTTATTTTCGCCGTAGTTGGTGACCCAGTAGGAGTACGGGTGTAGATCGGACTCATGACGGAGCCATTTACTGTCCGGGTGGAAAGAGTCGTACATAATAACGTTGTTTAGATCATGCATTTTTTAGTGCCTCCTCTTTTTCAATCAAGTTTTCATAAATCACCAATGCGTTTTCGCTAAGTGAATCAATCGAAAATGTCGAACTAGGCTTATAGTATTTTCCCATCTTGCAAAGCCTCGCATATTTTTTTGATGTTTGGCCTTCGTGGTAATCCACAAAGAAAAGATAATAAGCCTCTATTATGTCGAACCTATCGAAGTACATTTTCAGCACCTACAAACTCCAGCCGGACAACGTCGAAGTCTACGCTTGCCAAATGTCCAACGTCGGGGACAACCCGCGGGCGCGGTCCAGTGTGGTCAGCGTAAAACTTGTTTACATACTCTCGCGCCGCCTCGATCACGTTGCGATCATGATCGAGCTCATAGTTATAGGCGCAGATCATGCGGTGACCGTTGCCCATTGTGACAGAAAAACGCGTGCCTTTTGTGTCGGTCGGTCCTAATCGTTTAACTTGTATGAGTTTCATTTGTTACCTCGTTTGTGTGTGAGATGTTGATCTTAAGCGATTTAAACAAGGTTAACAACACGCAAAAAAAAGCGCCCGGGGTGGGCGCTCTTAAGGATCGGTAGGGGTTACCGGTTCGGATCGTCGAATAACTGAAGATCGTTTGGGGTCATGTTGTCGGGTCGGTCCTTAACTTTCCTCAGTACCTCCCAGTGCTCGGGGAAACCATATTGGTCATCATTTTCCGGATCAAGTAACTTGGCCCGGCTTTCCGGCATCAATAGTTCGTCCTCGAGACCGTATTTAGTTTTTGCCCACAGCTCAACCTCAAACATTACTCGGGGCCCAAGAATATACTCGAACGCTTTCCGATTGTTTTTGTCACAATGACAAAGTGCATCGTGCACTCTGTCGAGGGCGCGATCAATGGCGACGCCCCGGCTTTCCGGAATGCCATAAAGGTTATTTAAAAGATTTGGATATGCTTGATAAGGTAAGTTTTTCATTCTTCGTCTCCCTTGTCTGGTGTATCGAAAGAATAATAAATAGTTTCTTTATTCACTTTTAAGCGGACCCAAGTGACTGGGCATTCACTCAGCCAATCATAAAAAGAATCTGGCATTTTTTCGTCGGCGTCCATTATTTAGCAACCTCCCATGGGTGATTATTGAGTCGGTAGGATACGACGACGGCGTTACACGCGTCGCAGACTTGACCATCAACGAGCGGGTGACCGTTGTGCCCGTGCTCCCAGTAGACGATCCCGTCCGCGGTTTTCTGCGGGTGTATAAATCCATCGCAGTAATTGCTTGCACCTAATTCGCATTCTTTCATTATGAGGCCCTCTTGAGTTCGCGGATTGCTTTGCGCTCGCGTCGGTTATCACGTTCTCGAGCTCGTTCTTGGCGGGCGATCTTGCCGCCCCTACTGCTGTACTTTTTTAATTTGGCCATTTTGGCTCTCCTTTGTGTGTGGATATAAGAGTTTATCAAGTTTTCAATCTTGATTTCAACAATTCTTTAGCACGTTCTAGGCGTGCATTTTCTTCCTGGGTGTTAAGCCAACGGTGCAGACTTAAGGCCCGCACGATTTGTTTCAGTTCCCAAGTTGCACGGCGGTCAAGATTAATATCCGTCATTATGCGGCCCTCGCGATTAAGTTTTGAGTCTTAAGAATAAAAGGACTAGCGGCGATTTTCTCGGGAGTCATATTCTTACTAGGTTTGTACTTTAGGAAAATATTTTTCCCAGTTTGAAAGCAATTAATCATGTCTGACTGGTCGCCATCAATCCATTCGGACCGACCCAAAAAATGAAAATCTCCGGTCGGCATTTTGTCGATCATAATTGCAATCGGTGCGTTATTCTCGACGGCAGTCTCGACGTGTTTTTGATACCTGGGCGCGCCGCTGTAACTAAAAATTAAACGGTAGTTATCCGGAAGGTCTCCAGTAATACGGTCCGGGCGTTTTGTATAATCGAGAAAATTGAGAGTCGAAAAATTCTGCGGGATATCGAAGTTTTCCCAGTCGATATCAGATAAAACATTAAGGCGGACCCAACCCTCGACGCCAGTGTCTGAACAAAGTTTTTCATACAATGCCAGTTCATGGCGTAAAATTTTCAAAAACGCGGGTCGGTCATTCAACCAAAAATTCAGCTTACGAACCCGGGCCTTGATTATGGAGCTATACGTCCGAGCCAGTCCGGAAAAATGAAGACAAGGGTCGGCACATTGTGCGATCTTGGAACTAGGGCAAACTCGGGGGTCGGGTGCGATTGATAGAGCGGCGTAACGTACTTCTTGGTTGATGCCAAAATGTCGCCGGTAATTTTCAATTGATTTTCTGACCTTGGTGTTTCCGGGGTTTTTTGATCTATCGGTTAAGTTCATTTGTGTGTGCTCGTTTTATAAGTGAAACCTAAGTATAAGCGATAAAAGCAAGTAATAGAAGCAAAAAAAAGGCGCCACTCGGGCGCCCTTAAATGATATTCAGAAGTTTAGACGTCGATGCCCAATTCGGGAAACAAATCGCGCTCGACATAATCCTCAAAATCAAATTCGTCGACCTCGTTCGTAACAACCTCTTCAATCTTTTCCTCACCCGCGGCATGAGCACGATCTCTCAGCTGAACTTTGATTTGATCGGCAATGAGATCCTTTAGGGCGGCATTGCACTCAATGGCGTCCCCAATCCGTTCCTCAACATCGAACCCAGCAACAAGAGTGTTCACGGTTCTTTTTAAATCAAACATTTTCACCTCCTGGCACCAATGAAACAATTTTTACACGCCCATCATGAGCGGCGTAAACAGAAAGGAAAGAGCAATCAACTTGCTCACCATTTGATTCTTCGCCCCAAGGTTGAAGTTTCAATTTTTTGATTACGTGCTGGTCGGAAATAATTTCTTCAAACACGTTGACGGCATCATCCTCTAACGCTCTCAATCGGATCCTTTGGGGTTCCACGATCAAACCCACGTCAAGCCATCTCTCAACGTGATGAATAACTCTGGTCCAGTTGTCGATAAAAGAAAAAATCACCTGCTTCCGTTTGAGTTTTTTCTCGATCTTCATCTCTATTGCTTCTGTCATGATTGACCTCGTTTTGTGTGTGAATTTGCAATGTAAGCGATAAAGGCAAGGTTGTCAACTATCAATGTAAAAGCTCCAGTCTTCACTTTCGACTGGATTTCCGTTCTCCCACCTACACAAATGAATTTCTGATTTATTTTCAATGAGCAAATCCTTTATGTGTGAAATTGCTTCGTCGAAAACGTTGAATCTGTCATCATTCCAAAACCAATCTCTCTCATATGTTCTTTCCGATATTGGGAGATCGTAATAGCCAACCTGCCATTCAGTTTGATACCACTCAATAATTTCGGGGTTTCCAGATTGGGAGTCAAAACCCCTAATTTCAACGTAAGTGTTTGCGCTGGCTAAGGTATTGTCGTATTGGCCTTCCTGCTCAAGAAGATTTTTGACGCTCCCAAATTCACGTTCGATGTAGTCAACGTCAATGCTATCTGGTTTATGTTTCTCGACAAATAATTTTGCGGCTTCTTCTATCGTCATTTTTCACCTCGCTCTAAAACAGACAAAATAATTTCGGTAAGTTCTTCCTTTCTAATTCTCTCCTCTAAAGTTTTGTGAGAGCCCCGGTGTTCGGCAACATACAATAACAATTGATCTAGGCTTTCCTCCGCCATGATCTCGTTAGCAATTTCTTTCGCCAGTTCCGCTTTAGGTTTCTGCCGAGTGACCTCGGCAAGATAATTCCACGTCAGGTACATGATGTGAAAAAAACCAAATTGATCCTCTTTTTTTTGCCCTCGGATCCAGTTCTGGGTTTCAGCTTCAAACGCTTCGAAGTCTGGGGGAGTGTTCCAAAAGCCCATTTTTTGTATCAGATAACCATCGTCCTTCTTAGTTTCTTTTGTCATGTTTTACCTCGTTTGTGTGTGTTGGATAGAAGAGTAAGCGATAAAGACAAGCATTGCAACAAAAAAAAGGAGCCACCTGGGCTCCCTTGTTTCCTATTTTCGCCTTCTACGCCGCGGGCGTTTCTTTTGCTCCTCGACCGCATCCTCCCCATAGAGCAATTTTGCGATCCACTCCATAATGAATAACATCATTGGCCCCCTTTTCTGTTGTGGTTTTGAATGACGAGTTTTTCCAAACCGGCATAAACGTCGCCAAAGGTATCACGCATGACAGCTCTCGTCCTTGCTTCGACGTCAGAATGCTTTTCAGACTCAAGCCGTTGCAAGACTTCGGCGTAACTTTTTGTGAGACGTTCAATCGCTTCATCGATAAAGCCGGGGTCTTTTTTTATATAGTTATGATACTTAAGTTCAAAGCCCGCAAGTTCGTTTTGATCTTTAATATATTCATCAACGTCTGAGTTCATTTTCCACCTCGCGCCTTCAAGGCATTTTCAACCACTTCTTCCAGTTTGTCTAAAAACCAATCTGATTCGGTCAAAACATCGATTTGATGTTCAACGCTTTCTTGGATTGCCTTTCCCATGTTGGAACCAAAATCATGACCAAGATTTGCAAAATGTTCTGTTCGGTGTTCGTTCAAATTACTCTCCTTTTATGCGTGTTTCAGAGAGTATAAGCGAGTTTTACAAAAGGATCAAGTGAAGTATTTCTTCCCAATCGAAAGGACTTTCTTGTTCAGCATAGGATTCTACCGAGGTGAGCCCTTCCATTTTGAGATTAACGGCGTCGGTGCCTCCGAACAAATAAAGTTTTGCTTTTGGCATTTTTGAGGTTTGTTGTTTAACGAGTATCCAAACACTGCCATGCCCATGTTTCGTAAGCCAACTAACTTGATGGGGACGTAAATCGACGGCGTTTGACCCAGTTGCTTTCAACTCAACAAAATGAAAGCGGCCCTTGTCGTCTTGCAAAACGACGTCCGGAACTCCGGGCATTGCCCATGTTTCTAGTCTAGTCCAGTTAAGCGTTTTCTCTTTCGCTTTGTTGCTCAGTGCTGTCCGGAACTGCTTCCAAAATCCGGCCTCTCGCTTTTGTGCGGTTCGAGGTATTGTTTTGTCCCGAGGGATCGCCTCCGTCAAACGTGATCGGCGCATATTGCTCCTTGATATCTTTCAATGCTCTTTCGACTTCTTCCTTGCTCATACTATCGATCGAGCCATGTCTTACTTCAGACTTGTTAACGTAGATATTGCCTTCGGCCTGACCTCTACGATACTCAGCTTGAACCGCGGCGCTCCAGGCACCCGCTTCAATTGCTCCGTCCCTAATACGTTGCATATCTCTTAGGTGACGCTTGTAGTCAACACCGTATTTAGCGTCCAGTTCATTACGGTATTCCCTAATTTGACGGCAAATGTTTGGATAGATGTTTGGGTTAGTCATTTCGTATGCGCGAGTATGAGCTGATCGAGGGGCAAAACCGGCATTGATAGCCGCCTCCCTCATGGTTATTTGACCATCCTTCGACACAAGCTCTTTAACAAATAACTCCTGCTTGCGGGTCAAAGGCGTTTCTGAATTAAGTTTGGGGCGTCCTCGAGTTTCTTTCTTCGTAATTGACTTTGGCATAAGACCGTTAATCATCGATAGTTTGCTGAAAAATAACGTTCTTATTTATATATGTCCAGAATTATTTTTTTATAAAAAAATTTTCAGACCCCCTTAACGCACTTTTAGATTTTTGGTTACATAAACTTTAGTTACGTTACATTTATTTTGTTGAGTTTATGTTTCTTTGAAATCCTTATATATAAAGGGTTTCTTTCCAAAAGTTACACGGTTACACCGGTTACGGCCATTTTACCAAAAAATATTTTTTTTATTTTTGAGATGCTATATACATAGACGTTCTTTTGTACCAAGCACCGGGATCCGTGATCAACGCCTCCTGCTCCGGGGTAATCGGCCTCCAGAACGCCTTCATCAAATCTTGCGCCCTGATCGCAAACGCATACTGCCGACTTTCAACATCCTTG